TGCACCTGGAGATAAACTCAACTTCAAACTGATATCAATTATCACTGGTCCCCCTACAGGTACGATCACACCTTACTGTGCTCTATGGAATGTAGATACAGGTAAGTTTGAGATGCAGTGGGGTCTGCAGTTGACTACATCATCAGGTGACACACCACTCAGTCCAATGATGATGGCAAACACACAGTTGCTTTCTATTACTGCTGCTGGTGCTATCACTGGATTTGATATGCAATTCTATCCATCATACGGTAGTCAGGTTAATGCTAAGGCAGATGGTAAGGTGCGAGCAGGTAGTTACAGTGGTGACTCTTGGCACAATACTGCTAGAGATAACAAGAAATCCTCTGGTCCTAAGCAGGCATCTACTACGGTGTTTGAAAACTCTGCAAGGACATCCATGCATGGTCTGCTGCAGAGCAACCCTGAAATTCTAGGTGGTGTTGATAGGGATCTCCACAACCCTCTGATGCCTAACATCTCTAATGGATATATTGACACAGGTTATCCTGAGGAAGCAGAAGGTAACTATGAGAGAGGAGGAAGGCAAGGGTATCGTATTCAGGTGTTGGGTGGTGACTACGGTGACCTTGTAAGAAGACATCTCATCACACGTTTCGATAAGGTTGCTGGTAACTTCTCTCAGCGTGGTGAATTCCTAAAGAATTCTCCTGTCTGCTTTGCTAGGAGAGAGAAACCATGGTATGAAGTTGCTAACGTTAGATCAGCAGCAGCAACACAATTCCCTGGATCAACACAGTCTCCACAGGATACTACTTTCTTTAATGCAAATACTTTCATTCAAGACTACTACCTAGATGGTAATGAGTTTGAGAATGATGCTGTTGAGAATGTGAGCGTAGCATCTGCATTGTATGCAAAGGTTAGAATCGCATTCACCTTCTACTCCACCAAGGGAATCCCTAACGAGCTGGGCAAGGCACAAGGCGGTGCTGACAACCCTGAGAGGTGGTTGTGTGCCATCACCCTCCTAGAGGTGCTGCAGGCGGGTATAGGATACTCTGAGGGGCAGGAGTATGATCTCCAATGGCCACCTAAGAGATACAACCAAGGATCCAGCGGCACCTTGACGGCATACTTCAAACCAGATGGCACAGGTATCGCTGTCGAAGGTAGTGGCACTGGCACCATCACCCTGGACTTTGATTGGGATGACAAGGTGAATATCTCTGGTCAGGCAGTTAAGCAATTAGATATTGCTGGTCAAACATTTGATCAAGGCACTAGCACCACTGGTAACCAGACTAGATCCTTCAATGTGCAAGGTGGCAACGAATATCTCTGGACTATTACTGGACAGAGTGAGACTGCTGGTCACAGGATCAGAGATGGTGGTCAGAAGATTCAATGGGATGACGATGCTGGCAATGGATTTGACACCAATGCTACAATGGAGATTGCAGACCTAACTACTGATGGTGGCGGTGGACAATCAGAAGACGCTGCTTATAATGCTATGGAGGACACTGCAACGTCCCCCTACTACCCAGATATGAAGGGTAACTTCAGACTACCTCGTAAACTTGCTGCCTTCTATGAGAAGGATGGTCAAAAGAGGACAGCGAAGGAAGCATTCTATCAAGAATCACACAACAAAGACTCACCTGTGTGGTATACTAGCTCTGATAGAGACAAACACCGAGTTAAATTCAAACTAATCATCACCCAAACGAGCTAATTATGACAGGATTTGGTAATACTGGACGTGCCGAAAGGTCCATGGAGAAAACCTCCCGTGAGTTGAAGGCACTCAGGAAAGTCATCGAGAAATACAAAGACGATCCTAAGGGTCGTCGGAAGATGATGAAGAAGATGCAGAAGTATTGGAGGTCTAACCTTGCAGAGGTGCAGGGTATGGATCACAAACCTGGCAAGACTCAAGCGTTTGGTGGTGGGTTTGTCCCTGTAGGTATGGTCGAAGACCTAGCAGCAGTCCAGAAGCATCTTTCTCCTGTAGAAGATACCAAAGATGACGGTCCAGATCCTGAAGAGAATCTAACGACTGGACAAATGTCAGAGATTCGTGATATACTATCTAAGTCCAAGGGAGAAGAGACCCATGATCAATCTGCACCAGAAGTATAACCATTACCTAAACACAAACAGGTTGCTGGATTGTGCTGAGGTGCATGAGCGTGTGGTGTCCTACGGTTGGACAGATAATGGTAAGGACTTGACTGGGTATTATGTCTTGACAGAAACCCATGCCCTCTACTATAATCTCAAGGAGCAGTTGATCGAGAAGGTCAAGCGTTGTCCAACTGGCACAAGGTCTTGACACTTTAAGATTTTTCTGTTATAAATAACCATTCGTGACCCACCTTGGTTACGAATTGTTACAACTCAAACACGGGGAGAGTCGAATCCCCTATCATCTGTGGGTAAACACTCCACAAGAAAACACTAAGAGGTAAATACCAAATGATCAAAACTGCTATCGCAACTCTCGCCGCCACTGCCGCAATTGTGGCTCCGTCTGCTGCCCTCGCAGGTCCCTACGTTAACGTAGAAACCAATGCTGGTTGGACTGGCGCAGATTACTCTGGCGCAAATACAGATTTCCATGTGGGCTACGAAGGCGCACTTGGCGAATCCGCTTCATACTATGTCCAAGGCGGTGCTACGCTGGTTTCTCCTGATGGCGCTGAGAATGACACCGTTCCTTCTGGTAAGGCAGGTGTTGGTGTTGCCCTGAGCGATGCTCTGGGTGCGTATGGTGAAGTCTCCTTCGTGGGCAGCGGCGATGACAGCATCGACCGTGGCTACGGTGGTAAACTGGGTGTCAAGTATTCCTTCTGATATATAATCTAGACGGAATCTGATGCTCTGTTGGGGTCCTTCGGGACCCCTTTTTATTCTCTATCATATATCACGATGGCAAAACCTGGAAACACAGCAATTTACACACGACCTGGATGCCCTTTCTGCACTAAGATTAAAGAAGTGTATCGAATGAAAGGTTACCCCTTTGCAGAATTCACTTTGAATGTTAACTTTACTAGGGAGCAATTCTACAAAGAGTTTGGTCCTGGTGCTACCTTCCCTCAAGTCCTGATCAATGGGAGACAGATGGGTGGTTGCACTGAAACTGTCAAGTACCTGAGAGAAAACAACCTACTGTGAAGTCAAAAGACACAACTGAAGTTTATCAATTAGTTGAGCGAGCACTCGACGAGGCAATGCTCAACCAGCGATTCCTATTTAAGATGTATAACTACCTCAAGGCAGGTAAGTGGACACGACGTGAGACAAATGAATTCATTGAGTCGTCCACTGCTGCACAACTGAGCAACACAGTTGAGGAATTGAATGGTTACATCAAGGGAGGTGACAAGACACTCAAAGAAGCGTATGGTCACATCCCTAAACCAAAGGCACGAAAGATTCGTGACTATCTCTACGGCATCCTTGAAGACACCTGGAAGTATCACGCTGAAAGGAAGCCTGGCAGGCGCAAAAAGGTTGCTAAATAATTTTAACTACCCCCTAAAGGAGGCATCATGGCTGATCTTTCATTTCTGTACATTGCCTTCTTTCTAACCCTCGGAGCATTCCTCCTAGGGTTTATCGTATCCTGGAATCTGAAGCATGTGTTTGATCTGTGGATAGATAGAGCAGAGTATGCTGCTGTTGTTATGCACCCTGAAATGCAGGGTGAGGATGGCATGGTAGACCCGTCTGAGCTTCTCTACTTGCGGATTGCAGATGAAGATGATATGATGGATGACGAAGATTGAATGTAAACTTACTACTCACACCATGAAACTGATGATTTCTGAAGTGCTTCAGAAAGCACATAACGCTAAGACGAAAGCAGCAAAGATTAAAATCTTGCAAGACAACAACACCCAGACACTGAGGTCTATCTTCATCATTAACTTTGATGATAGTGTAGAGCCTCGTGTCCCCATGGGTGAAGATGTCCCTTACCGTCCTAACGATGCACCTGTAGGCACTGAGCACACACTGCTAGAGAAGGAAGGAAAGAAACTCTATCGATTCTTTAAGGGTGGTGATGATACACTGCCTGGGATGAAGGTAGAGAGTATGTTTATTCAGATGCTTGAAGGACTGCACGCAACAGAGGCAGAAGTCCTTATCAAGGCAGTGAATAAGACTCTCCACAAGAAGTTTCGTATCACCAAAGCAGTAGTCCAAGAGGCATTCCCCATGATTGAGTGGGGAGGCAGAGCTCGATGAGCAGTAAGATCAAGACCTTACAATCTGACTGTAACCTTGAAGCAGCAGAGGATAGATCGCTACCAACCTCAGCATTTATCGTCTGCTATCTGATCGAGGGTAAGGAGCACTACGACATCGTTACCAGCGGTAAGAATGTTGATATCTTTGACCATTATTGGGACAAGTATAAGCATGACTTGAAATGGTATAAACAAGCAGAAGGAAGAATCAATCCCAAACTATGGCAAGATCCAAACAAACCCCAAGCAAAGGTAACCAAAGGCAAAGGATGACTAAAGATCAAGTCTATTTTGACCCCCGACAATCTGCTGAGCAGCAGATCGAGGACATGAAAGCAGCAGTTGATGCTGCATTGAAGAAGGAAGAAGAGGAGCAGGAGAAACTGAGCAACATTGAGATGGGTAAATCTATTGTTGCAGGTCTCGGCACTCTCTTCATCTCACCACTGGTGTTGATGTTTGTCTGGAATATTTTTATGCCAGGACTATTCGCACTACCTGTGCTAACCTACTGGACAAGCATGGGACTAATCGTAATCTCTCGCCTGCTTATCCCTAAGAATGACTAAAATTTCTCCTGTAGAGCACTCCTCTAAGGTGTGTATGGTATCTGTGACCCCTGATGCTGAGAAGCATATGGGATACGTCGCTCGTGTGAGCAACCCCAACAACCAGGACAACCCTGAGGTTGCTGGTCTATTGAAGTATTGTATTAAGCATGGACACTGGAGTGTGTTTGAGCAAGCATTCATGACGCTTGAGATCAACACCACCAGAGGACTGGCAGCTCAAATCCTGAGGCACCGTAGTTTTACCTACCAAGAGTTCTCACAACGCTATGCAGATACTAATCTGCTGAGTGAAATGATTGAGGTGCCTGACTTGCGTCTGCAAGACACAAAGAATCGTCAGAATAGTATTGACGCTGTGGATGCAGAGCAGAAAGCATTCCTGCAGGGACGCATTCATCAATACTTTATTGAGGGAATGGATCTCTACAATGAATTGCTGCGTGAAGGTATTGCAAAGGAATGTGCTCGTTTTGTGCTTCCCCTCGCCGCGCCCACCAGAATTTTCATGACGGGCTCTGTGCGTTCATGGATCCATTACATCCAACTGAGGTCTGCTAATGGCACACAGCAGGAGCACATGGACATCGCTAAACTATGTCAGAAGCATTTCATCTGTCAGTTTCCTACCATCTCTAAGGCACTGGACTGGTGTCCTAACCCTAGTGAGTGTGGGTGTGAGGATAATGATACCTATTGGGAAGACCTACAACCTTGTTTGAGGATTGATTAATGAAATTAATTAGATACATGATCACATATACGTTACCTGCTACAGGTAATCGTCACCACTTCAGGATCGTGGAAGCACGATCCCAGTCTGAATCAAGGCAACTCTTTGAAGCAGACGTGCCTACTGCTAAGTGGATTTGCAGTGGTGTAATGCCCCAAAGCAGGAGTTTGTAATGCCTACATACAGTGTAAAGAATCTAAAGACAGGCGAGAAAAAAGAATTCTCTATGTCAATGGTCGCCTATGATCAGTGGCGTAAAGATAATCCCGACTGGGATAAGGACTGGCAGGCAGGTGTCGCTGGCACTACCTACGGAGAACCCAAACAATCGGATGGATTCAAAGAGGTCATGCAGAAGATGCAAGCCGACCACCCTAGAGCAAACTTGTCCCGTTACACCTAACCAACACCCCCTCTATGCCAACATCTGTCAAGTCCAAGACACGCCGTCGCTCCATGAAACTGGAGACACTCACAGCAAAGCAAATGAGAAGAAAGAAACCTATCAATCTTGAGCATCTCAAGCAGATCAATCCACTCACAGACAATCAAGAAACTATCTTCAACTCTTACGCTGAAGGTAAGAATCTAGTATTGCATGGTGCCGCTGGCACAGGTAAGACATTCATTAGTCTTTACTTAGCATTGCGTGAGGTCTTGGATCCTGAGACTCCATACGAGAAGGTTTACATGGTCCGATCACTGGTCCCTACTAGAGAGATTGGTTTTCTCCCTGGTGATCATGAGGACAAGAGTAACCTTTACCAGATTCCCTATAAGAATATGGTGAAGTATATGTTTGAGATGCCAGATGACAATGCCTTCGAGGCACTGTATGATAACCTCAGAGCACAGGAGACTGTCTCTTTCTGGTCTACCTCATTCATTCGTGGCGTGACACTTGACAAGTGTATTATAATTGTAGATGAGTTTAGTAATCTCAACTTCCATGAGCTTGATTCCATTATCACTCGTGTTGGTGAAGATTCTAAGATCATCTTCTCTGGTGACTACTCCCAGTCCGATCTCGTGAAATCTAATGAGCGCAATGGCGTCCTTGACTTCATGAAGATCCTACAATCTATGCCATCCTTCGACTGTGTTGAGTTTGGTATCGAGGACATCGTAAGGTCTGGTTTAGTGAAAGAGTATCTTGTATCTAAAATTAACATGGGAATGTGAATGTCTTTTAATTATGTGGGTCCTGCTTCTCCCCTCAAAGAGTTGGAGAGTAGGACTCTTCCTCACGGAAGATTCTATAAGACCGATAGTGGTTGGATGCCTAGCGTCACAACTGTTGTCGGTCATAATACTAAGGCAGGTATCCTTGCCTGGGAGAAACGAGTAGGATATACTGAGGCAGAGCGCATCCGCCGTGCAGCATCATGGCGTGGCACCAAATACCATACCATCGTGGAGCACTATCTTAAAAATGAATTGGAAGAAGTTGAAAAAAGCGAGGGTCTTCCCAAGTACCTTTTTGGGTTTGCTCGTCAGGATCTTGATCGTATTTCTAACATTCATTGTATTGAAGCCCCTCTTCATTCTCTTAAGTTGGGGATTGCTGGTCGTGTTGATTGCATTGCTGAGTTTGATAATTCTCTAGCAATCATTGACTTCAAAACTACAACTCGAATTAAGAAAGAAGAGTATCTTAAGTCATACTTCGTGCAGGAAGCAGCGTATGCTTACATGTATTATGAGATGACAGGTGTTGAAGTGGACAAACTTGTCACAATTTCAGTATCCGAGCAAGGATCCATGCAAGTTGTGGAAAAGTATGATAAGATACCTTATATGGATACACTCATCAAATGGATCGAAGAGTATCGCTACTATGTCGAGGGACTTAAATGAAAGAGATTGAAGAAAAATTCATGACACAAGGTAAGTTTACCTCACTCGTGGAAATGCGAGTCAAAGAGTCTCAAGGACTCATCAACTACATAGAAGCAGTCGCATCTGTTTGCGAGGAGTTTGAGATCGAGGTTGAAACTGTGAGTAAACTCATCTCGAAACCACTCAAGGACAAAATTAAATGGGACGCACAGCAATTAAATTACATTAAACGAACGAGTAGAGGTATCCTGCCACTATGACAGACAACGAATTTTTCAAGAGTGACGTAGTAAAAGAGGAAGTAGAAGAGATTCAGGAGTGTTATACAGATCTCTTGAAGATGTCTGCAGGTCTTAAGGAGTTTGATCCTGAGCAACGTCTAGAGCATGTGGAGAAGACCCTGGAGTTGATTGCTAAGCAGAAAGTATTCTACTCACGCTTGGCACTAGCATCACATGGGTTGGATCCTACTGATGACAAAGACAATGAAGCAAAGTATGTGAAGGATAGGATTGATCTCCTATCACAAGAGTATTCTGGTGGATTGAATCTAATGATGATCCTCCAGACGATGGAAGACAAACTGCAAACTTGGAGAAAGGAGTTGAAAGATGCCAAATCCTGAAGCACTATGGCAAGACATGCAGAAACTCGATGACCTATACGAAGAGTTACTGTGGGACGCTGACGACGAGCTACAATTCACTCACGATGGTGAGAAGGTCCTGATCATAAACCGCACACGGGCGCTTGACAAACGCTAAATAAGAGTGCTACCATAATACGGTGGCAAACACAACAAAACACAACACAACGGAGAAACACATGTCTTTTGCAAGTCTTAAGAAAAAGTCTGGCACGTTTGATAAACTGACCCAGCAGATTGAAAAGATGTCCAAACCACAGGGTGCTGGTCCTGACGAGCGTCTCTGGAAACCTGGGGTGGACAAGAGCGGAAACGGTTATGCCGTGATCCGTTTCCTTCCTGAGCCTGATGGTGAAGACCTTCCTTGGGCACAGGTGTGGAGCCACGCTTTCCAAGGTCCTGGTGGATGGTATATTGAAAACTCTCTCACTACATTGGGTCAGAAAGATCCTGTTGGTGAATTGAATCGCACACTCTGGAATAGTGGTCTCGATGCTGAC